TAAGTGTCATATTGCCTAAAAGCGACATCACTTCCGGGTGAGTATGGAGTCAAGACGACTTTTCCAACAGCAGCCGCTCCGGCCTTAAGTGCAAACTTGTAATCTTCATATTGCTTGATGAATGATTCACTCATCGATTTAAATTGTGCGGCGACTTGTGTATAATCAATAGAACTTGGGCCGTTCGAAACTCGCACAGCATTTCGGGACTCTTTTATCCACTCTGCATTTGTGATTAAACAGGCTGCCTTTAAACAGACCAAGTTAATGAATCCATCATCTCTATCTGCGATATCTAAACTGACAGTCGCCTCAGTAGGATCTGGATTAATGTAACATCTTTCGACATCAACAACGTAAGTTTTTTCAAAGTCTATTTCTGATAGTGTGGTTTGAGCGGCAACTAAAATAGTTGTCTCTAGCCTACTGTCGCTATATCGATAGCTATCAGGATCTATATCCCCAACTAGCTGTCGTAATATTGTAACCATTTCTCCTTGCCAACTCATATTTACCTCATAGGTTACAATGGACTCTGAAAGTCGCGATACTACTACTGTAAGAACCGCCGCCTAGACCGATTTTTGCTTGAATACGATAAGTTCCCGGAATATTTATGTCGCCAGATTCAATTACGTAGACTAACTTGCCATCAGTACCATCAGTAAAGAAAGAAGTTTGTTATCTCAAGGTCTGTTGTTGTCGCTAATGATATGTCAACTGCCTGACCATCTTCTTTTACTGTAAATATTAACTGAGTTCCAACATCATCTGCATGTATTTCACTTGGCATAAATCACCTTAGAATTATTAAAGATTCGTCTTGCTCTATTTCTAAGACAAAATTCTGCGACCTAGAAATATTTAGGTCTAAATCAATAGACTGTTCTATCGCTAGATTAAAGTAAAAAATTTCTCCGTTTAGCTCTATTTCAATATAGGAACTAAACGGAGATTCGCAAAAACTATGCTCCGAAAACATGTTTAAGTTTTTGAATTAAGGCAAGTGCGGCGGATAATATCTCCGTAGATTTAGCCAAATCATTCTGCTCAGTTAACCTACGAGCCCCAACTTCCATTAAAACAGTAATGTTCTGAATTTCTTCTGGTGTAAAATGTTTCTCTTCCATAATATACTCCTTCACTCATTTTTGAGTGGACTGAACCAATGTCCTAATAAATAACCAATTGTTAATAAAATTGCGGGAGCTTCAATCGCTGAATCTTTAAGCACCCTACTTATTGTAGAGTATTGTCCTCCCACAACGAATGCCCAAAAGTCATAAATACCTAATACTATCATGCAAATTAGCATAATAACGCCAGTTTTGGTCATGTTATTCTCCAACAGTGCCCTCTGGCGTAGGCGGATCTTCCGGCTCAGACGGATACCTATTACCCGTCAAAATAATCTTGCCGCTCTCTACCTTATACTCCACTGGACAACCGAGTTCTTCCTGAGTAATTAACCCCATGCTTAATAAAAACGCCCCAAGTGCCCCAGAATGTTGAAATACTCTAGCTGCCCCATGTGGCATTAGGGAGTCTAACTCGTCAATTAGCTTTTGAGCGTCTTCGACCTTCCAGTCTGGAACATTCCAAAACATCTCTCGGCCCATTTCATACAATTGCTTAATTTGATTACTGACTTGGTTTCCAAAAGCTAAGATACCTTTGGCTCGTTCTCTGTGTATGTTTGTTTCTTCTTGAAAGTTGAAAAGTGTCATGTCCAATCTCCTGTGTAAAGTCTTGGCTGTGATGGTTGCCAAATTGTTGAAGTAGTTTTTAGTGATGGTTGTTTAAGAGTTAGAATGCCACCACGGCCCAGCAGGTACAGTTGCCGGATTTCTCCGGCGGACAACTCGCGATTCCAGACCGTGATATCGTCCGCCTGCCCGTTGCTGAATGTTGCGGGCCCTGGTCGTGCTCCAATGAACGGCGTGCCGGCCTGAGAAATCGCCGTGGTGGGCAACGTGCCCACAAACGTCATCGTTCGTTGCGTGCCGTTTAAAAAAATCTTGCCCCGGTCTGCGTTTACGCTACCGCGTGAATTGTAAATAAACACGCCGTGCAGGAAACTTGTCACACCGAAACCAGACCACGCCGCGTAACCAAAGCCAGTCACACTACCCGAAAAATTCGGGACGACATAAGCATTTCCGTCCTCCGCGAAACCACACCCGTAGCGGTTTAGATTGTCTGTGCCTTGCGTAATCTCAACACGGTCTGTTGTGGTTCGCGGCCTCGCCCACATGCTGACTGTGACCACGGACAGCCCGCTGAACACATTGCGAGAAAGCGGGATGTAATCGTCTACCCCATCAAAATCCAGTGCATACTGCCCGCCGCTCAGAACCCAGTCGGTTGCTGGGTTCATATTGGTTAGTGTACCGTGGTTATTTCTTCCACTCACGTCTCTTAACACGCCGCCAGTTACACCAAGACTTGGGCACCACGCCCCAACTAATCCTTTATGTAGATTTGGATATAATGGTTCTCCATCCCTTGGAGCATAACCTGATTTATAACTTGGTTCTATTGGTGGGCGGGTTATTATTGAGGTTTGTGAGCCTGTTGCTACTTTTGGTTGCACTTCTGTCCACTCGTCGCCCACTTTTAGCCATGTACTCGGGAAGGTTTTTGATGAGAAATTCGATCTAGTAGTTTGTTGAGTCAAAGCTCTTCCGATTGCCCCGTTGCCGATGGAATAAAGACTGCTGATTTCACTTTGAGAAAGCACTCGATTGTATATTACCAGTTCGCCGATTTGCGAATTTGACCCTACACCGCCTACGTCGGCTCCAATGTAATGGATGTCGTTATGCGTGTTAAGCGACAGCGCAGATGCTCCGATACTTACTGAGTCTACCAGCCAATTTAATGTTACGCCGTCGTAACTTAAAGCGTGCATGTGCCAATTTAGGTCTCCTGGACCGAAAGCTGCATTTGCATTGAATCCATTGAAATACCAATTTCCTGTTGTACCAGCAAGACGGCCAAACTGAAACCGACTACCATTCGTTGACGCTAATGAACCAGCGGCATAGAATAGTCTATTAAAAGTCGAAGGGTGTGAAATCACTTTTACCCAGATGACTATTGTGCGGGGCATTGCTCCAGATATTGGTGAACGACCTAAGTTGACGTAATCATTGCTGCCGTCAAAATCCAGCACCCGACCACTCACACCTCTCACCGATGTAGAAACCCAATCAGTTGCTGGGTCCATGTTAGTTAATACACCATGATTATTTCTACCACTTACATCCCTAAGTGTATTTCCGGTGACCCCTAAACTTGGACTCCAACACCCAACTATTCCTTTTAATAGATTATCAGTATTTGGCTTTGGCGGTCTTACTATTATAGAAGCTCTTGATTTTGGCGTACTCCTTGATGGAGAAGTGACGATTTTCTTTTGGGATTTTAGAGTGTAAATGGCCCCACGGCCCAGTTGGTACAGTTGCCGAATCTCGTTTGCGGACAGTGCTCGATTATATACCGCAACACTATCGACTCGCCTGCGTAACGTGCTGAGACCACCTTGATAATCAATCACAGCTCCGATATACGTGTCTGTGTTGTTGGTAATCAGGCCACTAAAGTTCTGTGTGTTTGGCTCCTGTACGCCATTGATCCAGAGACTAAACACACCAGCCTGACGCCTGCAAAGAATATGATGCCAAGTGTCGCGAGCGTATCCAGCAACTGACTCAATATGGTACCGATTCAGACCATCCGTAATCTCGCACCCGATCCTCTCTGTTGTCGCGCTCGTAAATGCATCACGCATAACGAAAGACACGCCACTGCGAGCAGCTCCGCCAAAAACGTTCGTCGTGCGGACCAGTACCGCGTCTACACCTGTATCGCCGCTATACACGTATCCCCAACCAGACAAAGTAAAATCGTTAGGAAAATCTGGCAGACTGCCAGCTACCACATAGTCGTCTACCCCATCGAAATCCAGTGCGTACTGCCCGTCGCTCACAACCCAATCTGTAGCTACATCCATATTGGTTAATGTACCATGTCTATTATTGCCACTTATATCTCTTAGTGTGTTCCCAGTAACTCCTAAGCTCGGGCACCAAGCTCCAACTAAACCTCTCAACAAGTTAGGATTTTCAGCTTCGCCGTCCCGTGGGGCAAAACCATTCTCGAATGATGGAGTAGACGGCTTAACGTTGATTAAAGAAGCTTTTGATGGTTTAGATGGGTATGATTTAAATCCATATCGCGACAATCTCCTTCCAGCTCTTTTCAGCATCCCCCCACGACCAACTTGATAATGCTGTGAAATTTCAGCAGGAGAAATTGATCGATCCCAAAACACCAAATCCGAAACCTTACCAATCCAACCTGCCGCACCGTTGCGTGCTCCGATTTGTCCCATCCGGACGACACCGGGCCAGCCCGCTGACACACCTTGATATTTGCCTTGCAGATAAAATTCCACTGATCCGGGAAGAACACGCCAGCAAAAGTGCTGCCACGTGTTCAGAGCGAAACTGTCTGTTGTGGTGATCGTTGTGGCTCCAGTAAAATTTCCCGGCGTTTGGTTGCCCCACATATTCGCCGTGTTGGCTGCAGACATGTACAGCAGATAATCATTCGTCCCGTCTGCTGCTCGCCCCAATCCGCCGAGCAAATTCACGCCGAAGCTTCCGCCCTCGTGTCGCACCCATCCACACACTGACCACTCACGGCTGCACGCGAATTCTGTGACCGCATGATAATTCGACCCGCTGTATGTTATAGCATCAGAACTCCACGCGGATGATAATATTAACCCAGACCCATTACCATGATTGCGACGAGGGTTATGATCTATAAGAATATTACCAGTGGGACCAAGACATGGTGCAAAATACGCACGAACACCTTTCCATAATTGTGGGTATGATGAGTCATCATATGTTCCATAATTTTGCCACGACGGTTTAGTCATTACACAGGCTCTCTAAAATTTTTTGAAAACTCCCCATTTCTGAGGAGTTTCAACTAATAGATCACGTATCACCAGTGATAAATTCAGTAACACCCTCTTCAAGAGGAGTGATTCGAATAAACAAGTTCCCAGCAGTAGACCCAATAGCCGCACCAGACCTATTATCGACCACAAGGTTTAAATAGCGACCCTTCGGGAAAAACGTCCCAGCCTGACATGACTGAAGGGCAGTAACTGCAGAACACACATGTGCCCCCAAATATTCCAACTGATTAACCGCAGTACCTATATCGTTAGAATAGCCGGTATACGCAGTCTGTGTACCAGTTGTATTACCAAGACCAGCACCGTTGCCATTTTGGAATGATCCGTAAATATTCACAGTAGCATTCGCAGTTGGGGCCGTAGCAAATTCAAGAATTGTATCCATTCGCCACCGTTGAGCCCAGTATGCACCAAGATCAAGAGTAGCAGACTGAACCGCCCCAGTGGTAGTCCCATTTCCATTCGCCAAACTTGTTAAAGTAATACCAGCATCACCACCGGAAGCTCTAAAAGTTCTAGCTGTTCCTGTAGTTGTTTTCGCAAAGTCGGGTAAGGGCATATATTATTCTCCTAATGGTAAAATGTTTGTTACATCGACGCCGCTAATACTCGGTTTTGTCATTGCGGCCTCAAATAATTCTTTAGTTTCCGATTCTGTAAGACCAATGCCACCTTGGTCAATTGGAGTTGTAAGAATTCTTCTCGTCTTTTCGTTTCCGATATCAATTCCAGTTGATCCGACTCCAAGCCACTTACTCATTCTTGCAACAAGTGGATTATGTTTAGCAACTGCTTCTATTTTTTGAAGAACTGTCTCCGCCATCATTGGGTCTGAATATATGGCGACAATACTTCTTTCTGTGACAAAAAATTCCCGAAATACTTTTGGGGCAATTTCTTCACATCTTTTAGCACACTCATCAGCCGCCCCCATATCGGCTAACTCTTTTGCTCTTGGATCACTTAAAATTATTTCTTTTAGGTTCATTTTTAACTCCTAATATTGTAGATAGATGTCGCCACTACTTCCTCCGGTTGGCTCTGTCGTTCCCGAAGTTATTCTTGGCAATGTTGAAATTAACCCAGCACTGTTCATTACGTTAAGTCTTCCAGAGCCAGCATATACTGATATATAGCCAGATGGAGGAATTTGTGGAGAGCTACTCTCTCTCATTATTATATCACCAGTTTTATCGACAGATAATTGCACCACTCCATTGACGCTTAATTCTATTAGAGTTGATGCGGCGGCAGAAGTTATGTCAGTGGCGTTAGCTCTGATACATGTCTGTACAACGCTAGCATTATTCCAAGTTGGTGCAAATTGAATACTCATTTAGTTCTCCTTATGTTCCGTATGCCAATTCAACGCCGTACACAACTGCGACCCAACGCCACGTTTCACCATTTATACCAATCACAGATGGGTTTATCGCATCATTTGTGTTGTCTGCTGTAATGGAAAATGAGGTGCCTGCTGTAACATCAGTACCAATTGTCTCTACCGCACCCACCAAAGTCGTTGTTCCACCAAGGTTTTTTATTGCGAATTTCCTCATGTAGGTAGCAACCGCTGTTCCGTCTGACTTGCTTCCCACAAGCTGCATTGTCGCAAATAGAATTTTCCCAGACGGTATTGTCAGGCGGATGGATGATCCGTCTAAAAACAAAGTAACAGACGTTGTTCCGTCTGTAGTTCGGTTCGCTAATATGAAATCTACCGATTGGCGGTCCCCCTGTGCGGCAAACCGTCCAGTCGCTCGTGCTCGCATCCCACGTCTATCTGCGACTGCCTGATCGCCTGTCGCCTGCGAGGCTGTAGTGGCTGAACAAAACGTACCGATAGCCATTGCAGATTGACCAGCAGATACAGCCCTACCAATCGCTGTACCATCTTGACTCACTACTGACGCTCCTTCGCCACACGCAAAACCCGCATATGTTGAGGAGCAGTTATTTCCGATGGCTACGCCAGACTGCGAATTGCAGGTAAATCCGATTGATATTCCGGAAATTCCTGCTATTGACGTAGACGTGTTGTTTTTGCCAATACAAATACTATCAGCAGCACTTGCAACCTGCGTCGCCGCTGTGCGACTCGTCTGAATGTCGATTGCATTCGCCCCGCGTGCGTTACCGCCTATTGCCGTACCATCCGGCATCGGCCCAGCAATCAGAGCCCCAGTACCTTTTGGACTCAGCACGAGGTTCATGTTGGCAATGCCGGTGCCTGCGGATTCGCAAGCGAGTTGGGCATAGCGGGCGGATGAGTAGGTGACGAACTGCAGGGCGAGACGTTCGAGATTGGACGAGTTTGTAAACGTGTTGTAGACGCGATACACCTGCGTATTGGTGCCGTTCCGCTGCCCAATGACATTTGGTGCATCCTCACGCCACTGTGTCACCATCGTACTGGAATATGTATTACCCCAACCAATTGCACCATCTTGACCGGAACCAAAAATAGCCGGCGAGACAACATGCAGTCCGGCAGCACTTAGTCGCACGGGGATATTAGTGCCATCGCTGAACGTCCAGCCGTTGCTAGTATGCCACATGCCGTAGACGTTGCCGTCAGCCAGCCGTAACGTCGGAATATTTTGGATTCCGCCAGTAATTCGCACCACGCCAGTGAACGTCTTGTCTCCGGCCATTGTCTGCGTGCCAGTCGTGACCACACCCCGTCCCGTAGCACTCGCATCCGGCAGGTTAAACGTATGAGAAGAACCACTGCTAACAATCCCAAAATCAGTACCAGCCGTTCCAGTCCCAAATGTTTGAGTAGAGTCCGTCAATCCATTTAAAGAGCCCAACGCCCCTATACTGGATGGGGTTATACTAACATTGGCCGCCGCAGTCAATTGTCCTTGCGAATTAACGCTAAATGTTCCAACTTGGTTGCTAGAACCATAATTTCCAGAAGAAACAGTAGTGTCTGCAATAGAAATAGTTCTTGATGAACTAATATCACCGCCGCCAGTCAATCCAGTCCCAGCATTTATTAAAACGCCAGTGTGGTTTACGTGCTCATTTGCAACATAATTGCTTAGTAAGTTGTGATTCACGCCACTATCAACAACAACTGCCGATATGGTATTTAGATTGTCATTATAACTAAAATTTACTGACGAAGTATTTGTTAAAATATTACCAACAGCATCTTGAGCATTTTCGTCTGTATAGCTAATCGGCATGGGTTGTGAAACCCATAAACCTGAAGAACTTACATATCTGATAATATCTCCATCGCTAGGAGATTGGGCGAGCACGTCATGAAGCTCTTTTAGCTCAAACCCATTTTGTACTTTTACGTAAATTCGCCCATTATTTATGTTCTTGCGAACAACGAATCCTAAAAATACCATGTGGTTTGGGGCATATGGCTTATTGGCTAATCCATAAACTACTCCACCCGGAACTGTTGGAGAAAGCCAAATAGGATCACCTTCTGCCGTGGCAGAATCGGTATTTAACCCATCAAGAAATCCTTCAGTCACTACATATCCAATATCACCGTGATTTAGATCTTGCTTTAAAAATCCTAGAGTCTTACTTGAAGTGGCCTCGCCACTAGCAACGGCCAGTGAAATAGTTGGGTTTGTTCCGTCGGCTCCGCTGATATAAACAACTTGGCCTTTTGTGAGAGTTGTGTGAGTGCTGTTTTTTATTGTCTGCACAAGCTCTTTTGCGTAATTATCTATCCAGCCAGTGTCGTAATTTGTGGCACTATTCTTGGCAAGAATTTGCCCCTCGGTACCACCTGTTGGCAAAAGTCCATTAATCGATACCTCCGAAGCTTGAGTTAATCTTCCTTGAGCATCTACAGTAAAAGAAGAAACTCCAGAAGAAGACCCATAAGATCCGGGTGTTACCGCAGTATTTCCCAAATTTAAAGTTACATTCGAACTTAACTGCCCGCCACCAGTTAATCCGGTTCCTGCTATTACTGATCTTGTTTGTGGAACTACATAATTTATGAGGTCGGTTTGATCTGATAGAGTTCCTGTAATCGAACCCCACAATGCTGTAGTATCTGTTATTTGAACATATTGAGATCCAGACCATCTGTATGATCTATTAGTGTCAATAGTTAAATAGATTTTTCCTGATTCGCCAGTAGGCGGAAGAGATGCAAAACTTGCATATTCTAATACATCATCTACATAAGACGGAAGATTAGAGCTGTTGATAATTCCACTTAGTTTAGAAACATCAATACCAGTAGCTATTAAGTCGTTTGTAATAGCTCCTGTTGGTATTACGGCAGATATTGATGGGGTATTATCGTTATACGAAAAATTTATTGTGGAACTATTTGTGAGAATTCCACCAACAGCATCTTGAGCTTTTTCCACGTCGAAAGATGTCAATTGGATTGAATTGTCGGAAAATATTATTCCACTGTTCCCAATTACAACTCGATCATTTTCATCTTTAAAAACTGATTTTTCTGATGGATAGCAGATGAAGACATTAGAAGACCCTGATAAATTTAGGGGCATTCCTCCATTACTGCTTGATAAAATCGTACTTCTTTGTAAACTGTTAGATAAGTAGGTTCCAATTCCCACTTCCCAATTTTGTTTGTTTACAATTGTATAGTAGGTTTTATCTCCACTCGATAAAACAGACGCAAAACTTTGAAAGCCAGAAGTTGCCCCATTAAGAGCAATAACTCCGCTTCCAGAGGTCGTTGAAGTTTCTTTTACGCGATTGTATACTTCTATCATTGCGTCCCCTTATTTCCTGAAATTCAATAGTCTATACTCCAAAGAAAAAGGGCGATGGTTTTGCCACCGCCCCTATCTTTAGACAAAAAACTTAATATCAGAAGGAGCCAAGAAGGACTCTACGATTATCAAGAACGCCAAAACCAGCTTCCATAGATCCATACATACCAGCTCGCTGTTCGCGGTGCATGTTGTTGTCTGTATAGATTTGAACTTCTTGCTTAACAGGCATGACGAATGAGTCGCGGTTCGACAGGTCGAGACCAACAACCAATTCAACGTCAGTTCCGTCGCCAAGCGTTCCAGAAAGCTGAGAACTAAAGTAGTTTTGATATTCTTGGTTTTCACCAAATTCGACAAGCGGATTTAGATTCACACCAAAAATTCGAGTCATCGAATTTGAGCACATCGACCAATGATATCCCAACGGGCATCGCGAGCGTATCTTAGAAGGTAGTCGATTGAGTTAACAATCGAGTACGTGTGAATCATCACGTAATCACCTTCAACCGAGCTTTGAGGAATTCTACCGTGGCCCGGATTGGTAAACGCGACGAAGTCGGCTTCTTCACCAGGAGCTAGTAGGTCGAGAGGATACTCGGTTGATGTTCCGGGAGCAACTGCAATTCTTTCGAAAATATTCCCAGTAATATCTCCGACTAGGATACCCTGTCGTAAAGGCAGTTCAATCGCCTTTGCGATCTGCTCTTGAGCCTCAAGCGATTCGGCCTTATTCGCACTGCCCGCTCGTCTCAGAAGAGCTAAAAATTCGTCACTTGGTCTTTTATTAAACATAATTATTTATCTCCTGTCTTCAAGGTAGGTTAACAGAAACTTTGGCATACCCGTCAGCATCCTTAGTCGAGAGGAACACTCCGACAGGGACAGCTCCGCTAGCCTGTGTTGGGGAAATCAATCCAGAATTCGCGACGTAGGCGGTGGACCCAGCAACTGGAGTTCCAGAAATCTTATTTGTCACAATCCAACCCTTAGTTAGAATCGTAACTTTTGATCCCTTTAAAACTTCATCTTTGTGCCAGTTTAGGTGCTGTCGAGTAATGTCGATGTCAACCATATCGTTCAGCAACACGCCAAGTGGAACAGCTCCAGAAGCATTCGCTTTCACTGTCGCAAGAGCAGCGGCATTATCCATCGCAGCTCCAGAACCAGCAGTACTCACAGAAACGAGAACTCCTCGCTCTGCAACTTCGTTCATGAAAAACGAAATGTCTGTATCTAGTTCGTATCTATTATTCTTAAGTGCCATAATTCACACCTCTCTTTTTCTTGGGGGAGTTTTCATAACAGTAGACAAAAATTCGACAGCACTTGCAATACTTTTTTCTACGGCAGTTGGCTGTGCAGCCTCAGACGCCTTAGAAATGCTTTCTTCTGTTTCTTGAATGTTTTCAAGAGTAGAATCTAAACTTGCAGTCGATGTTTTTTCAGTTTTTGATGCCTGTGCAAGCGACACAACACTGTCGAACATTTCGTCGCTAGCATCCTGAAACTTCGCTAGAAGCTCCTCGGCTTTGGAATCTTCAACTCCCGCCTTAGAAAGCTTGTCTTTACGCTTCATTTGCTTCATATCTTTCTTCATGGAAGCACATTCGTCTTCCATGTCTTTCTTCATCTTTTCAGCAGTCGCTAGAGAATCTGAAAGCTCTTTAATCTTTACTTCATAAGAAGCAATGACTTGATTTTTTTCTGTTAGAGCATTATCAAATTGCTCTTTCGCCTTAAGGAATTCGGCCTTAACAGATTCAGTTTCAAGCTGAGCAGCTTTTAGACTTTCTGTTAAATCTCCGGACTGCCCTTCGTTAGCTTGAGTCATAACATAGACCTCCATAGCAGTTGATTGTGGAACAAATAGTTCAGTATTTTTACTAAAAATTACGCTTCTTGGGTTGGCTGGTTTATTAACTAAACCTTTGCCAGAAAAAATATAAGACTTTAAAAGTCTTCCTACTTTGTATCCTTGATATTCTCCGGTTCCACCATATGCTCTAAGATGCTTAGTTAAGAATGAAGATTTTTCATCTCGATGAATAACTCTCTGTTCTCCATCTGGTGTTTTGACGGCATAATCGAAATCACTAAAAATGCATTCCATAGAAACAGACCATTGTCCGTCTTCTATTTCCTGAGTTAATTTTTCAATTCGATCTCTCTGTTCTTTTTCCGCCCAAGACTTATAAATTACGGCACTTGTGACAATATCAAAAAAATCAGGTTTTTCATCTGATTCATCCGACGCGACAATTTTACCATCTTGATCCAGCACCATTGATCCAGTTATGTGGCCGATGATATCTGCTTCATCGTGCATATAATTGAATGGTTTGTTTACTGGAGTATTTCTAGCGGCCCAAAGATATTCTGACGCAAAAATGTCATCATTCTTATTCCAGCCGGTTGATACTAAAACTGAATTTAAGTAATATAAGTCTGACTGAGTTCCCCCATCACAATGACAGGCTTTCGCTAATTGCAAAGATCGTTCAGACAAATCACTTGTAAAAGCGTTAGATGGAATTATTTCACAAGACACTGCTATCGTGTTGTTATTAACGATTGCGTCTTGTAAGTTGTCGGAAATTTCTTTTTGATATATTTTCATGTTTTGCCTCATAAACTTAAATACACCAAAAATTTAGAATGAGTCATCTAATGGTGCTAGATACGCCGCCACACACAAAGACCGTAATTCGTCAATAGTCTCTTGACGTAAATTCAATTGAGCAAACTCAGCTCTCGCAGACTCTAGTGCTTGGAAATGACTAGAAGTGTCAATTTCGTTAGATAAACAAGTCGCAATAGATTCTTCATCCACGGAAGAAAATGGTTCGAGACAACATAAAAACTTAAACTTGGTTAATTCAAAATTAATGAGTTCTGACTTAGAAAGCTCTCTTAAGTTTTTCTTACCGTAGAATTTCAGTAAAGAAGGATTGATCAGTTCAGAAATTTTCATTTGAGCAGATGTTGCCCAAGTGAATATTTGTCCCTTAGATGGTTTACTCCTTGGGAGTACCACTTTTTGTTTTCTTTTTGTAGTATCTGTTTTGAATTTTGGACGACCATTAGGATTTGGAGGAGTTGGAGTCTTTGGTAATCCACCTCCGGGCTCTAATACTTCTGGATGACTTGGATCTACATCGTCAACAAGATCGGTAATGCTAAGTTCACCCTTTTGTAGTGAAATCTTCTTGAACTCAAACTCTTGATTTCCACTATGGAATGGGTCTGATTTAAGGGGTTTCTTCCCGCTTCTTCGCTCTCTCTGCTCTTTCTTGATTCGAGCAGATTCAATTTGATCACTTTCACCGAGACGCTCTCTGATTGTTTCGTAGCTGATAATGTTTCTGTCCGCCAGTTGAATTAGTAAATTCTTTTCTGAGTTTTCATCAGAAAGGATCATGTGATCAAAATGTACAGTTGCAGGAGAAGGAAAGCCCATAGCCAACTGGACTTCTTTTATTTCTTCATCCCAAAATTCTAATAAAAGATTACGCCCATATTCGAGCTGCTCTATTAAAGTTTTTAATCCAATGAAATTATTAGTAAAACCACCACTCTGTCCAGAAGCCCCAGTTAGAGTCGCGGGAATTCCAAGGCCCCCATAAATACTGCTTAATACTGGCTGATATTTTTCACTTCCTAGAAATTTATAAACTTGACTATTACTTTCTAGGAATTCAAGCTCGGGACCCCAAACTAGATCCATAACACCGCCGCCAACATTTGACGCTAGAATATTTCTCAAGCGGTCAATGCCTTGCTTTGTTGGGGCGATTTTGTGCTCAAGGCTCCCGAGTCTCCAAAGCCGAATGTTCGAAATAGCTCCGTCTAAAGCCGCCATATCTGCCAATTTCATCTTTTCCAACATGACAATATCGTCTAAGATTGCATGTATCATGGGTCTCGCCCAGACTTGCCAGTCGTCCTTCTTATAAAAGAAGGTCCTGATCTTTGACATATCTAAGTCAACATACTCTTGGCCAGATTCTATTGCGTCTTTTATCGAAGAAGGAACTTCAGATAATGATGTCTTATTGGTTTGATCGGTAAACATTCGCTGAATCTGCTGAGAGAGCTTCATGCGATATTCTGGCTTCCCAATAAATGTCCCGGCATATTTTCCTTTTACTGATAAACTGGTTGGGTTTAAAAAGTCGTATTTAAAAGGAATTTCTCTTTTTATGTAAGGCTGATCTTTAATTGGAAGATCGGCGGCCTTACTCATTTGCTTTTCTATTCTCTTGGTGATTTTACCAGATCTCTTATAGATAAATACATTACCAGTTCTATAGAGAGTATTCAAAAATCTTTCTGATCTTTCATCCCCAGAGATTTTCTTCCACCAAGTTCGGTAAAACTTTTGAATCTTTTGGTTCGTATGATTTAGGGTAATTCCCTGTGAGGCAAAATTTCCCATTAAGTCAATAATTTGCTTAATGATACCGACTTTATCGTATGCCTTCATACACATCTGAATTACGTATTGAATTTCACCATTTGGGTCTTCAGTTGTTCTGAATCTATAATAGTCATCTTTCCTAAACTCCGTCCTTACGGATATATTAGGCTCAATATCTAAATATGATCGACGACTGGCGGATGCAGATAAAACTCCATCGTAAGCTTCAGTTTGCTCTGCGGTTGCGAAATTTTGTTCTGTCATAGATTAGACCAATTGAATTGTAATTTAAATGAAATTGATATTCTAATATACGCCGTCCATCGCTTCAGTAAACCAAGCGGGTCCTAAATATGGTTTGCCTTTAGACTCTGACTTTATCGAGTCGGCGAAGCCACCATGAGAGTTATACTCAATAGGAGTCTTGCGAAAAGAAAGAGTTCTCGACGCCATATTCGCCATTAAAAGAGCGGAATATCGGTCTTTTCTCATTCGTTTTTTCTTGCCGACGCCAATTTTTACTTCTGGCGTATCCCATCGATCTCTTCCACTTGTTTGTGTCTGAGTAATTTCTATTAATGACATTTCATCTTTTAATGCTTCTATTTCAAGAACGCAATCCTCAAGAGTGTCATAAAGACGATTGGCTTTTTTGTCATCTTCAATAGATAATCCAATAGTGATTGCATCATATCGAGGGAAAATTAAAACCCTATCTTCTAAGTCTTTTCTTAGACCGTGGTTCGCTTCGCTATACCAGTCGTATTTAGCAAAATTACACATTTCGAGAATGTGAAGGCCGGATTCATCATCAGAGGGTTTTTCTTTATCTTCTTCTATAATCGGCCAAATTGGAATTTCTCCTCTTCTTAGCTGAGTGGTATCGTGCAAGGCTTCAGAAACAGAAACCCCACCACCCTGAGAGTCAATTGCAATATGAGAAATATTGAACACAGACATTAAATCTCTAATTTTTCTAGCACAGTAAGAATAGAAGTTATTGTCTGATACTAACCCTCTTTGAACTTTTTCGACGTGTTCGCTACGAGTCGTTGTCCAGCAATATTTAATTCTTCTGTGGTCTTCATGGATTTCTAGAATAACAATACTAAAATTGTCTACTTCCGATGCTGGGTCAACCCCCATAACATACTGTCTGCCCGGAACTCCAGATGTTGCCGCGTCAAAATAGACTTGACCTGACGGTAGATCAATTGGCTTAATATCAGTACCAACGCAAGATTCAATTAAACTTCTTTTGAAGAAACCTTGTGAGTCTTTGGCAAATACAGCTCCAAATTCCATCAAGAAAATACCGCTATGCACAGTCGCCTTAGATCGAGCGATCTGACCTTCGTCCATGAACCCCTTTGGCGAAAGTTCCACCGGCAACACCTAAAGATTCCGCCATTTTTTGTTTCGCAACAGCTTTTACGTTTTCCGCAGGCGAAGCTGAAACAGCGGCGAAGCCCGCAATAACGTTTTCAAAAATTTCTCGCGACATAGAAGCAAATTCATCCGCGATAATATCGTTTGCTCTTTGTCCTCGAATCTTTTGTCCATCACCTACTGGCAATGCGGATATCGTGCTGCCATTAATGGTCATGCGACACATATCCACGTCTCTTCTCGGGCCGCTATTTTCGTCGCAAATATCTCTTAATATTGGGGCGTTCTTCCAGATGTTTTCCATGTAATCGTAAAGGTACTTACTCTGCCTAAACGCAGAACCAACTACCACGACTTTTCTATTCGGAATCAATAACGCTCGCAGCATTGAATAAACTGACAAAAGCCAAGTTTTACCAAAACCTCGGGTTGCGACGAGCATTGGAAATTTACGTATCCACATTTCCTTCAATATCAAGGCTTGAATTGGAAGTATTTCAATGTTTAAAATATGCTTGCACGTAAAGCTGAAGAAGTCTGGATTCATAAAAATCCAAGCCAACTTCATATGAAATTCTTCAGGATCATCCGTTTTTAAAATATCAAAAGGGTTGATGATCTCAGAGTTCTTCTTATCAATATTTAGCCAAGCGTCATTTAGTGACTCGGCGATTTCTTTTGTTAATTTGCCTGACATCTCTGTACTTTCTTTCAGTTAAAACTTCATCAGCAAATCCATATTGCACAGCATCATTTCCAGACATATACCAGTCTCTAATTAAATTCTCTCTAAGAAATGACTTAGTCTCTTTTTCCGAAAAGCGTTCAAAGAACTTTCCAAACTTACATCTTTGATAGTAAATATTCACCATCGCGTCAGCTTGTTTACGGTGATAATCGAATGTATCATCCGCTACCTTATATGGACAATCGAGACTTAAACTACCATAATGCAACATAAAAGAACAATTTGGCATAAGATATCTCTTCGCACAAGCTTGAAATATCACGGTCCCAATTGAATAAATACACCCATGGCCAATACAAATGATATCACAAGGACTATACTTAATATTGTCGTAAAGGGCCATTCCGTCGTCCCAAGAGCCACCAAGCGTACTCATATGAACGATAATATCTGATTGATCTTCTCTTTCTAATTCATGTAATTTCTGGTAAAACTTTGTCGAACTTACATAATCAATCTCATTTGACTGTTCAGAATGATTAAGAGCGTTCAGGTAGATCTCTCTCATATTTTTTTTCCAGTAAAGAAAAAAGGCTATACACAAAGTCTTCTGCTTCGTTTTTATTTTCGAAAAATACAAAAGGAATTTCGAACTTCTTTTCTGTGTCTGCTATTATCTTTCTTAGGGCTCTACCAGTTAGTTTCATCCTTGAGGATATTTTTTCTGGTATTCCACAGCCTTTTGGAAATTGATAAATTTTAGACTCAGGAAACTCACACACAATATATGCGGATTTGTATCCTCTCATTTTTTCCAGCTCAGCTTTAAATCTTACACTGTCTTTTTTATCTACTAGATTGAGGTAGATCTCAGATGGCGACGCTTTTCTTTCAATCACGACCTTGTCTTTCAGTTTGGGAGTCGTATAATCTCCAATATCTAGACAAGCCCGAGTTACGCTAATATTTTCAAAAAAAATAAAATCCCAAGGATGTCTTTCCCTTGTGTCAGCTATTATTTCCATTTTTGTATGCTATTTCCATAAATAACGACGTGTATATGTGTTCTTTGCCGTTTATACTGTCGTGACATTTCCGGCAAAGAGTGATCAAATTAGATAACTCATAGCGTAAGCTAGAGGCCGTTGACCACTTTTGGATATGATGGACATTCAACTTTTGTTTAGATCCGCAGTTTGGCATTTGACATCTATGCTTGTCTCTCTTTAATGTATTAGATCTAGCACTTTTGTAAACCGGGTCGTCATAATTGCGTTTCATGTTGCACCATTATTTTAACCATATCTTTAAATGAACATTCTGGTTTCCAGCCAAGCTTTTCTTTAGCTTTTTTACAACATCCCTTTAGATAATCGACTTCACAAGGTCGATAAAACTTTGGGTCGATAAAAACAAGTGGCGACCAATCGCTAATACCAACACATGAGAATGCCTCGTCTAGAAATTCTCTAATACTTCTAGTTTCTCCAGTACAAATAACATAGTCGTCTGGAGTTTCTTGCTGTAGCATGAGCCAAGCGGCATTCATGTAATCTGGAGCATATCCCCAATCTCTCTTGGCGTCTAAATTGCCTAATCTTAATTTTGGGAAACAATATTGACTTCCAGAAAAAAATATTGTCTGACAATCTTTTGCCTCGCATCTCGAAGAGATCATAGACGGAGTCGCCTTAAATTTTTCAAGCCACCTCATATATTCACCAATCCATTTGGTGATTTTTTTTGTGACAAAATCATCTCCACGACGAGGCCCTTCGTGATTAAACAATATACCACAACTCGCATGAATTCCTTTAGATTGTCGATAAAGCCTCACAGAATGATGGGCTGCTAATTTTGCTATCGCGTATGGAGATTGTGGCATAAATTTTGTATCTTCGTTTTGAAACTTTTCTACTTCGTGTTGAAAAGCTGGTAGTTCAAAGTGCGAATTGCCTTTATAGACATTCAAGTAGGAATTTTGATACAAAATTCTAGTGTCATAATTTGATCCAAACATCTCACTTGAGCTTGCTTGATATAACCTCATCTCTGGAGCAATCTCTGTAATCGCCTCTAGGATGTTCATTACGCTCTTGCCAGTCATATCGAAGGTATATGAGGGCTGATTGAACGAAGTGGCGACATGGCTCTGTGCAGCGAAATTATAGAACTCCACGGCGTCTGGGTGTCTTTTGATCAATTCTCTAACGCTGTGGTTATCGGAGATGTCAGTCTCGACAATAGAAAAGCATCTATTATTTTTTAGATGATCTATTCTCTTACTGTTGCTTCCAGAAGTCCTTCTGGCTGTTCCTATAACAGAATATCCCTTATCTAATAAGAGATCTGCCATATGAGAGCCGTCCTGACCCGTTACGCCTGTTATGATCGCTTTCATCAGCAGCTCCCCCCGTGAAAAGTAAGCTCAAATGGAGCTGGGAGGTACGATTTAGACTCATGATTAAGAACCAATTCATTTAAGTCGGGAGTCTCTTTTTTAAATACTAAACTCAAATGATTTTTTATTTCTTCTACTTGCAAAGCTGTCATCTCAGTCGTTTTACTAATCTCAAAAAATCCTTGTAACCAGTAACAAAAATTCTCAGGTGTCATGTTTTTCCTCAAAAAAAAATTTTCATATTGAACTTTAGGTCGTTTTTTACTATATCCATACGTGGTATACAGTAAAGGAAGAACACCAGATGATTAGAGAACAGTATCTGCATTCAAGAATGGTTGGTCAATACTACCATCTTCGTAAGTGTGAAAGTCAGATATGCGGACTTTTTCTTTTTCCATAGCGAGCCTCATTTTCTCTATCTGCTTTCCCTGCTCTTCGTAGAATTGTGGGTTCCGAAGAATCTTTTCTATCAGGCCCGCCATTGTAACTTTATTGCTCTCAAGCTTTTGAATTCTCTGCTCTCTAGTCGCCTTCAAATTCTTGAATGTTGCTTCCTTTTTACTGTACAGATCTTTCATATCTCTAGAGAGAGCCTCTTTTGACGCTCTTAATGAGGCAATATTTCTTTCTAAAGAAAATATCTCATCTCGGTCTTGTACATCTGAAGCTGCTAATTTTTTCTCAATTAGAATTTCTTCAAGTCTAACAATGTCGTCCTCTGATTGTTTTTGTCCCCTTAAAGCTCTATTCATTAGAATGTCGAGCTTGATTAGGTCGATAATCTGTAGTTGCTCTGTTTTTAGAACATCATTTCTAAACTGGGCGATAATTTGAGACCAGTGATGAAGAAATAGCTTTAATTCTTGTTCGTTAAATTGTTTCTTTAATTCTTCCCAGTCTGGCTTTGATCTTAGATCATATTCAGCTTGCGTTTCCAGAGATTGAACACGGTCAGAGAAAAGCCCCATTCTTTTTAAGTGTTTGATAATGGGTTCTTGGTCGCGGTCTAGGTTATTCGCAATCTCTTCTACGGAAAGGACTTCCGCATTTTCCTCAATATATTGCCATTCTTCCTTTGAAAGTCTACCAGTCTTCACCTAAAATCTCCTTCACTCTATCATATAAAGCTGTTTTCCTGTGATTCTTTACGGAAGCACCATTGACAAGTCTATGAAAATCTTTTCTCATCTCTGGAGTTAATTGCTCCAAAACTTTTTCAAGTGCTTCTTGTGAAGATAATTTTCCGTCAAAATCTATTTCGTAGCTCGCTTCCTTAAATTCTTGGTCAGTCTCTTCGGGACCCGAAATACTTTTTAAATCCATAAGAGATCTTTTTGCCTCATTTAATTTAAAATGATTTGTGCCCTCCACCAAATTTTGTCGATGATATTTGTTGCGCCTTAAAGTTTTTAGTCTATTCGATAGATGTACCGCGATAAAATTCTCTAGTGGGCGCGACGAGTCATAGGATTCTAAAGCTTCGAGACATAATATAAATGCCTCTTGTTTTATGTCTTCTTCTGTATAGTAGGAGAACTTATATCTTCCGGAGACTCTGTCGATAACTCTCTTGATAACTTCAAGTTGTTCTTCTGTTGGCATAGTAATTGTTCCATTGAGACGCCAGAGTCCTCAAGACTTAACTCTATGGCGATTGCTCTCTTAAGTTGTTCTTCTTCTTTTACTGTCATAATAACCTCCTTATTTATTTTATACCCCGCAGGAAAAAAAATGATACAAGTTCCGCTCTCTGGTGCCGTTGGGGCTGGCCGATTTGCCCTAGTTGACCCTGATGATTACACAATGGTCATGAGATATAACTGGTACTATCGTGATGGATACGCCCTCACCAAAATGAATGGTCGAGAAACGCGAATGCATCGTTTTATTATGAATGAAACTGATCCAATGATTGTCATTGACCACATTAATAGAAACAGACTTGATAACACAAGGGGAAATTTACGTCGGCTCGATTATTTGGCTAATGCTAATAACAGAGTCGATAACGTGCAAATCGAAGTTTTTGGTGACAGTCAAACAATCGCTGAGTGGAGCAGAGATCCAATGTGTTGCGTTTCTTACTCAGTGTTGCGATCAAGACTCTATCGAGGTGTTCCGGCTTGGGCAGCAATTCTGTCGCCAAAGGGATAGGATAAGCCGTGGAGTTTGGGCAAGTCATTTGGGAGAGAGGGGGGAGGAGATGAGTAGACCACCCCCGCCAAAAAAGACCTAAGAATCCTTTTTTATTTTAACAAAAAACTCCGGCTTTTCTCTTGCTTTTCCCCGATCCCATGGTAGGATTCTGG